AGACAAACGGGATAGAACCGAGGGGACAAAATGTTAAGCAAAGACGGCGAAACGCTCGAGGACGTAGTGGCGAGGATGGCGGACGAACTCCGCGCGTGGTTAGAGACGACCGACTCGCCCGACAAATCGCTCTCGTTACACGCGCGGAGATTGCTCTCCCGTTGCGAAACGATCCGCAGCGACTTCGGACCACTGGAGGCGACGGGATTACGCAAGGGTCCCGCGTCCGATATGGCCTGGGTCGAGTTGGGTTCCGACTTCGCGCTATGGAAAGCCCAGGCATTTGTCGAGAGCGATAAAGATTAATGGTCCGCGACCTCCTCGAGAATTTGCGTTCGCTCGATACATGATCGGAGGATCGTGTAAGTCGTCGTATTGTGGTCGCACTTGCGCCGCTTCGCCGTGTACGCCCAGGACGCAACGATAACCGAACGTGAGTCGATTTTTATTAGGCGACCATATACGGTAAACCGCTCGGCTTTCGCTCCTTTCGAACTCTCGACGTGATCGAGGAAGGTTATCCCGACGATGTCATTCGTTTTCATGTTCTCGCTCTCGTATGATTCGTAAATCGCAAACGTTCCGCGATACCTCGCCGAATCGCTTGTGATAGGTGACGGAGGTTATCGACCTGGTCGCTTTGTAAAGACTGTCCGCGTGGTAGGCGTCCGAGGCCGTTAGCGGGTTCCAAACCTCGAACAAACACGGCCCGAGCTCCTCGCGTTGCTTGTGGTGAACGTGGCCGTTGTCAACGTAAGTGTGCGTCGAACGTCCGATCTCCTCGCGAAATCGGTTTGTTAGATAGGCGAGTTGGTGCGGCCGGTTTTTCTCGCCGTGATAAACAAAATGTAAACACCGACCCCACTCGACGACCTGGATTTTTGCGTCGTTCCGCATAACCTCGACGCGAGGTTCGTTTTCGAAATACGCTTCGAGTGCGATTTCCATTGAGACCGCCGCGTCGGGATCGTGATTCCCTCGAGCGTTAACCACGGTCGCGATCTCGTGTTTTGTAAGCATTAACCGAACCGCGTCTCGTAGTATGTGAGCGGCTCGCCTGGCGGTCCTGCCGTGTCGTCCGTCGACGTCGAGGGCGTTTCCGCTTCCTGGCGTTTGTCCCTTGCGGTCGTTCGCGTGGCAAAAGTCGCCGACGTTAACCAGGACGCCGAGTTTCGTTGGTGGTGCGGAGTCGACGAGGAATCGCAAACCGCCGACAATGTCGCGAGACGACTTTTCGAGGTCGTAGTCCTCTCCGCTTGTCTCGTCTTTCCAGGCGTACAGTCCGAGGTGTTGGTCGCCAATTTTGTAGTGTGTTGCGAGTTCCTCGTTTGCGAAATGCTTTCGCCGATTTTTGTTCGCTTTGAACGTCCCGCGTACCTCGTCTGCGAGTCCGTCGGTAAATCCACGAATCGCTGCCTGGATTGCCTGCAAATTTGCGGCGCTCTTTACCCATTGCAGACGTACGTTGCCCTGGTCGTCGTAGAGCGTCGACGCGCCTTTGAGAATTTGCGTCTCCGGAACGGCTTTTGTTAAATCGTGGTCGGGAGAATAACCGCGAATTTCCGCCCTTTGTTTTGCTCGCTTGTAATGAACCGCGATCGTGTTTCGCTTTATCCCGAGGACCTTTGCCGCTTTCTCCTGCGTACCTTCGGCGAACCAAGCCACGAGAACCTCTCGCTGGCGATCTGTAGAAAATTCGAGGAGTCGTTTGTCGAACGGATCGGACATTTTAATCGCTCCCGTTATTCGATGTTACGTCGATAGCTCTCGACGTCAGTTCCTTCAAGTTTTGCGAGGACGCGCCAGAGTCGTTCGCGATCGCGTCGACATTCGGTTCGCTCGACTTCGAACGCTTTTCGTATCTCGAGGATTTCGTTTTCGCAGTTTTTCCGCTCCGCGATTAAATCGTCTTTCATACTCGACATTTCGAGCAACAGCCGCCGGTGTAGGTATCCGATCGCGGTCCCCATCGCAGCGATCGCCGAAACGAGAGTCCCCACGGTTGTCGAATCAAATTCGGCGAACATCTTTAAACCTCTGCGACTGCTGAAACTGCGCGAACTGTAACCGACTCAAACGGAACCGCTTTCGAGCCCCAAACCGTACCGAACCCTCGTCGACGTCCGTTCCATTTTGGTCCGTAGCTGTTCACGAACTCGATTCCAAATTCGACCCGTCGGCCTCGCTTGCGGTATGTTCCCGCGAGTGCTGCGACGGCGTGTCGCCACCAAGAAAACGCGACGGCAACCGGGCTCGGATTAATTGGGCAAATTAGCGCCGACATCGTTTCCTCGAAAACTTGGTCTCGCGCGTGCTCCTGGAAATCAACCAAACGGTGCAGCTTGCGAGACTCGACGACAGCGGGTTTTTGCTCGAGCGTTCGGTCCATCGAATAACCAGGCCAAACGTCGACGGTTGGCGCTCCGATTTTTTGCACTGCGTGCGCCGCTTCGATGCAAAACCCACCCTCGTTTTTGTAGTTTTTGTGCATTGCTGCGACTGCGTGCGCGGATAGGTTCGGAACTGGGTCGATTCCTTGGGCCGCGTAACGGTTTGCGATCGCTCCCACGATCGAATACATCCAACAGTACCCGAACGCGCCCTGGTTCAAGGGTTCGATTTTGTTGTATTGGTGAACCAAAAGCGGCGAGGTTTTGTAGCGTGCTCGCTGTAGCTCGATTAGCTCGACCCAGTCTCGCCGAGGATAAACCGGCCCCTCGTAAGGCTTGAAAAAACAAAACTCGGGGAACTCGTCGTAATCGCGAGGAACGTAACCGGTCGGATCATCGTCGGAAATTTCGAAATCGTGCTCGTCGTTCATTGCCTGGCCTCGATCTCGCGGATTGTCGAGTCGGGTCCGTTTGGCAATGGTACGGTTTCAAGTTTTCCGTTCGAAAAATAGAAAACTAGGCTCGGCGGGTTTTTGTTGCCTGAAACGCTCATTCGCTCGAGCCAGGGTTCGGCGTTGTTTGTGGATTGTCCGGCGAGAAGTCGTCGACGTTCAATTCCGTGATCGTCACAAAACATTTCGACGGCGACGCTCGAGCTCGCGACGCCCTGACCTGGTCGCATCTGTTGAGTCGTTACAAACAGAACGGCCTCGAGTTTTTTTTGTCCTGGTATCGCTCGAGACAAAAAACGACCGCCGAACAAAAGCAAACCAAGAGCCAGGAGGATTGCGGCGAACGCTGCGACGTTCGCCGGCTTGCTGGCATCCTTGCGAATGTCGACCATTATTCGGGCTCGGCGTTTGGCTTGTCGATCGTCAGTTTGTCCTCGAGCGAATCGAGTCGGTCGACGATGTTCTCGAGAACGTTTGCGAGTTTGCCGGGGTCGACCTCGCCGTTTGCGGCCGCTGTTTTTTTACCTCGGAACTTTCCGACGGCGTTTCCGAGATACTCGACGACGGAGCTCGCCAAGGGCTCGAGGCCCGATACCAGCATAATTGCGAGGAGTCCGATTAACTGAACGCTCGAGACCACCCCGGAAAGGAATAGGGTCGCGAGCGAAACCGATTCGACTCCGTCGCTATTCTCGCCAGGCTCGGCGAACAGAACGTCCAGGAAACCCGCTTGGTACAGCTTGAACGCCAAAACCAAGACGAACGCGCCCACCAAAAACTGGAAACTAGAATTTTGTTTCAGTGACATTACGGTAACTCCTGGTAAACCAATGCGACGGCGACAAATCCTCGCGTTACGGTTCGATGCTGTCCGTCGCTCGCGATTTCGCGGACCGAGTACCGATAAACGTCGGACGGAATTTTCGTTTGTTCGCGTGTTAGCTCGATTGAGATTGTCGAGTCGTCGACTTTTGTTGCCGCTGTTTCGATTAGGTTCGAACCGGCCTCGTCGACGACTGCAAACTGAAGGGTCCCGGTAATCGCCGGGAACGTTCCGGTAATTATGACCGCGTTAGCTCCCAGGTAATCGTCGGTACGATTTAGCTCGAGATACTCGTCGGCTTGCGTCGTTCCTGGTTGAACGACGAGCGTTCCGGTGTACTCGAGACCGAGCGTTCCGTAGTTCACGCCCAGGCGAACATCACCGACGCCAGGAACGACGAGGTTTCCGGTTGACCCGACGCCGACGGCAACTCCGAGCCGGACGTCGTTTACACTTGGGACAATCGCTCCGGATTGCTGGAAAGTACCGACGAGGGCGTTCTGCGGGTCGCCGTAGGTGACGCCCTGGAGAACGTCGGCCTCGGCCGGATAGTTTGCTCCGTAAAACGTCGCGAACGAATTTTGTAAACTCATTTTTAACCTTTACGAAATTGTTACCTGGATCGTGTCGCCGCTTTGCGCCGTGTGCGTGTACTGCGTGTTAAGTTTCGGAACGTTTGCGAGCTCGCTCGCCGTTGCTAGTCCGGACTGTATTTCCGTAACCGCGTCCGCCTTGATTGCGGCCGCGTCGATTGCGTCGGTCGCGACGCTTTGGACGTTTGCCGAGACGGTATCGGAGCTCGGGTCGAAATCGTGCAGAGCGGCGATCGCGTTTCCGTTGCTCGCAATCCCTGCGTTATCCGGCGCGACTGTGTTCGCGTTGTCCGTTCCGCGCATATCCGAGTTAGTTGTACACGTTCCGACGAGGGTAACATTCGCGACGGGATCCGAACTCGGGTCGAAATCGTTTAACGCTGAAATCGCCGCCGACGTTGCCAGGGTTGAGACGTCCGCTTTAAACGCGTCCTCGTTTGTTCCCTGGGTAAAGTAGTTGTAAATGTCGGACGCGGAGGGACCAGAACCGCCGGAGCTCGGCGCGTTCTCGAGAGCGTTCGTCGTGTACTGATAAACCGCTCCATCCAGAACGAGAGCCGTGTCGAGTTTGTCGGTAACTGTTTTAACGGCCGTAACGTCGGACGCGTTCGCGGTTGTTACCGCGCTGGTAACCGAACCGACTGTCGTTACGTTCGCGACGGTATCGGAGCTCGGATCGAAATCGTTTAGGCTCGAAATTTCCGACGACGTTGCCAAACTCGAGACGTCCGCTTTAAAGTCGGCGGGCGTGATTGGGTAGCTTTGAACGCATGACGTTATAGCGTTTGCGATTTCCAGCGTCGCGACGAAATGGTCGCAATTTGTCTCGGCTTGCGAAAGCGCGAGGTTCCACATTCCCGAGCCGATATGCTGCGGCGTGAAAGTCGACGTCGCCTGCGAACCGCCGTCTTTTGATATTTTCGCGTAAGGCGTTCCGGTGCTGACGTTTGAACCGTCGGCGGCGAGAAGCATCAAAAACGAAACGCGTTGGTTTGAAACATTTTTTTTCATTGGAATAACCCGACGATGGGGCTCGGTGGAATGTAATACGCTTTGAAAGGTTCCGTCGGTCCGCCTGCTACGCCGCGACCGGTATACAACCAGTCCCGGTCGTCCTGGGTGAGTTTGTAACCGGCCCAGGCTCGGACGTCGTCGACGAGACCGTCGAACGGCCACCGGATCGTACCGGACGGAGCTCCACCGAGAGAAGTATCGACGAGACCTCCGACGGCGAGCGGCGGTTCCGGTCCGGACAAAGTCGCATAAGGCAAGGCGGTCACACCGTTACCGTACTCAATGTTAGTTGTGCTTTCGGCTTGGTTGTCGATGTAAATTTTCACGCGGTCGGCGAGAGGTTCCGACCCGTCAAAAATTATGACAATGTGATACCACTGGCTCGCGGTGTTGATTGTGTTGGCATAAGTTCGCATCCCGTCCGACGAGGCGAACGCTGGGTCCCAAAAACCCACGAATAGGTTTACCGTTGAACCGCTTAGGTAAATCTGCCAGTTACCCTTTCGGTAACCGTGGTTACAAAAAATCATTTTTTTGGTCGAGAGTTGGTCCGGGTAGCACCACATCGACCACGAGCAGGTTGTCACGCCGTCGAACTCGTCGCTCCCGTCCGGGTTTTGCCAAACGTCGTCGGTTCCGTCGAACGAAAAGGCGTTGGTTCCACTGCTTCCCGTGTTTGCAACAATCGTCGCGCCGTTCTCTGGGTAAATTGGTCGCCTGGTTGTACTCGCGGTTAAGTCAAAGCCCCCGCGAAACGTGTCGGCGTTGTGCCAAGTTGTCTCGCTGTACGTCGAAGGCATCCCGACTTGGGTACAGTCCGCGAGAACCGCACTTTCGAAAAAATCGACCGAGTTGAACATCTGGTCCGCGATATAAAATTCCCAGGTTCCGTCGATCGTCGAGGGAAAATCGTTCGTCGCGATTGTGAGACTATCGGTTCGCTGACCGCTTCCGAACGGCAAACTCCCTACTGTAAAAATGTCGTGTTGCGTTCCGTCGGGGTCGAGGACGTACGCTTCGACGCCTTGCCAGGACGTTTGACTCGACCAGGTAATCGAGACGCGGATTTCGTCGACGTCGCCGTCCGTCTGCAAAAAACCTACGCCGTCGACCTCAACGTCGCGTTGTAACGACTGGCCCTGCCCCGACGTATCGTTTTTGTAGGTGAGGTAGTTAGTTGGCATTTAGTCGCGACCGTTTTCGAAAGCGTCGAGAAAATCCTCGGCCGCTTTTTTTGAAACGAACGCGAACTGAGCGAGATTTACCTCGACGATCCACGTTTGAAATTCAGTCGACCAAAAAATCCGATTGTCGATTTTAGCGTTCCTTTTAATGCGTCAAAAAAAGTTTCTCCGCCTGGCGGAGTTACCGCCGAAAACGGAAGAACGGTGCGACGCGGCGAACCGTTGAACCCGTCGACAAACTGCCGGGATGGTCAAGCAAGAGACACGAATAAAACATTCCGTCGGAACCCTCGACGATCGCCGCTCCTGCTCTCGTTCCTGCTGGCGCCGTGTACTGATAACACGCCCGAAAAACGCGGCCCGGTCCGTACCCGATACCCTCTTTCGATGCTGGAGCGAGACTGCCGCCAAGATGACCGCGAACTCGGCCGCTCGCCGCTCTAGTCGCTCGCTCGAATGCCAGAGCTTCGAGACTAGAATCGGAAACGAGCGGACCGAGAGAACGGGTTTCGCGTTGTTTGTTTACCAGGGCAAGACCGGCCGACGCCCTTTCGGGTTCGACCTGTTTCGGATCGTCTGCGACCAGCGTTTCGAGCTCGATCGCGGGTTCTGCGACTTGGGAGTCGGTTTCCGGCTTTACGAACCAAAACGCAAAAAACGCGAGAAGTATCGCCGAGAATCTCATTTTCTGCCCCACCGCAAATAGACAAGCCAAAAACACGCCAGGCCGCAAAACGCTATTAACAAACTCACCGACCGAGGAGGCGAGCCAGTAAACCTCGAGACCTGGCTCGAACGTTCGAGACGGCGTTTCGGCATGACGGGCCTACGCAAACGCTTTCAACTCGCGACGCCTGGAACTCTCGGCGAGCTCGGAGTCGGTCGAGCATCGGTTCGCGTTCAACGATTTTGACGCCTGGCATATCCTCGACGGTTCGCTCGACGACGGGTCGCCACTTGATCCGCTCCCGAACAATTTTCCCAGGTTCCAAAACTTCGCCGCCGCACGCCGCGAACCCTGCAACGCTCGCCATTACCAAAAGCAAAAACCGCATTTTTTCCGCTCCGTCGTTTGTGTTGAAAAACGAGCTCGAGCCGGAAGCTACGAAACCGACTCGAGCTCGACGCGTACGATTCGAGGGGACTAAAAATCGAACGCGAGGTGATCGAAGCGCAAACGGTATCGACTTCTGAAAAAAAAATCCAATCGACGGAATGCGACGTCTCGGGGTAGAGAAACCAGGTAGAGAAACTTTTTCTTTCTCTTGCTTTTTTCTTTACGTCGCCGATGCGCCCGTCGGGCGCATCAAAAAACTTCTGGTATGGCCGGTAAGAAAAACGCACTGTCCGGACGGAGCGACCGGACAACAAAAACCAGAATTTTTTTTGATCCCTCCGTGGGTGGGATCAAAACTTTTCGCTATGGCCGAACGGCCGAGAGGGGGGGGCGATTTGCTTTGTACATGAAATACATGATACAGACGGCCCTTATATAAATAGGCTTTTAAACCCTTCAAAAACTACCCTTAAAAAAAACGTCTGTATAATCTGTATTATATAAATATATATATATTTATTTAGTTATTTCTTATAAGAAAAACGCTGTTTCCTTTGTACAGACGGCGTCTGTATCTTGTCTGTATTACCTCCGCTTATACAGGCCGAAATTCTGCGGAGGAATGGTCGCGTAGCTCTGGCGGGGGTGGTTCGCGTCTGTACGAACTCGCTTTGTACAGAACCCTGGTCTGTACGAACTCGAGACTTAGTCTCGGTTGTACGCTTTGCCCGCCGCCGTTAGTCGGACTCGGAAACCTGGTCCCGACTTTTTTACCTGGACGAGCTCGAGGTCCTCGAGGTCCTGTAGAGTTTCTCGGCGAATGTTTTTCGACCAAGAGACGAGCGGCGCGAGTTGGCAAAACCTTCCCCACTTCACGCCCTCGTCGTCGTCGTTTTTTTCCTCCGCTGCCTCGAGCATTCGGAGAACGGTCTCTCGCCGCGCCATTGCCTCGCGACTCGCCGCCGAGACGAACGCGCCTTTTAGCCTGGTGATGAATCGCCGCGTCACAAAAACGGTCAGGTCGACGGCTCGTCGCATATCGTCGACGGTGATCTCGAGCGGGTTGTCGCTCGAGACAGACCACCTCGAGACCGCAAACAGGAGAGCAAATTTTGCGACCTTTTCGCTGGCGCGATTCCATATCGCGAGTTCGACCCGCTCGCCGTTTTCCTGGTGCGACAGGTTCTTTTGCATGACGCGTCGCCGGAATCGTTGCGCGAGGTTTTTCGCTGGTCGCGAAATTGGGATCGTTAGCCAGTCCGGTTCCGGCCAAGCGTAAACGGGAACATTGCCGATGTTTGCTATCGCTTTCGGTTTCCCGCTCTCGTCCGTTTGGTCCGGATCGACGCTCGAGGCGTTGAACGACGCCAGGTCGCCGGTTCGCCCTCTGACCTTCGCGAATGCGTCGAGCAAAATTTGCGGCGGTTCGGTCGGCTGTTTTTCGAAGTCGAGCTCGTCGATTTCTTCGAACGTTAGTCCGCGAGCCTCAAACGTGAGAATTCGACCAATCAGACCGCTCTCGAGTTGCTCGTCCGTTAGTGCGTTGTAGAGTCGTTCGGGAGTCGTCGCGCCTGATAGCGTACAATGCGGAAAACTGCGATCGAGGTCGCCGAACTCGCCGGCTTTCGCCTGGGGTTTCCAGTAGCTCGAGCCGCTCGCCGAAAAAATGTTTTTCATCGTCGAGGAAATCGTTTGTACCCACGTCGGTGCGTTCTTTTCGCCCATCCTCGCGATCGCGTCCCCGAGCTCGTCGAGCATGTGACCGGCGACGCCTCCGGTCGAGTACAAAACCGAGTTTGATAGTCCCGCGCCGCTGGTTAGTTCCTCCGCTCCGATTAGGTTCGTCGCCCCGGCTTTCGCGAGAAATTGTTTCGAGAGTCGTCGCGGCGACTCTTTTCCCGAGCCCGTTGTCGCGACGTTTATTAAGTAGAGGTTCGGAAATGTTCCCTCGAGCGAGTCGTCTCGGATCCGTCGGCCGGCGCCCAGGCTCAAAACGTGTAGCGCCGCCGAGAACGCGAGCTCCGGGTGATCGACGGCCGAATTCTCGAGGACCCAATCGGAAAACTGCCCGAGGAATCCGCCGTCGTTCATTAGCCGTCGAGAAACCTCCGTCGACGTTTCCTCGGACGCCTCGAGCTCGAGCGATTCAATGAACGGAGAAATGTCGATTCTCGCCGCGAGGTCGTCGAGCGTATCGGGTCGCGATCGGAAAATCGCCTCAGCCGCCCTGGTAACGTCCCCGGAATGTTCTAGGTCGGCGATCGCCTGAAGCGGTGTTATGCCGTTCGTTTGTCCAAAGGGCGAGTTAGGGGAAAACGAGGTCACTTGAAAAACGCCCTGCGAGCTCCTGTTTTTGCCAATGGTCCCCGTCGTCGGGTTCGACGACTCGCTCGCGGCGTGCTTGTATTCGAACCAGGTTCCGACTCGTCGGACGTCGTGGCCTTGTGATTGCATTAGCGCCGCGACGTCCTCGATTGAGTCTCTCGAGCGAATGTAGTCCTCGATGGTCGCGTCGCCCTGGTTAAACTCACCGGCCTGGCGGCGAAACTCGACCGCTGGTTTCTCGGGTTCGCTTGGCTCGTCGACGAGTCCCTCGAGCTCCTCGAGACTGTACTCGCGATTCGAGCGAAACCCGACTCGGACGCTCTCGCCGGATTCGCGAACGTAATCGGTAACGCGTAGGAGTCGGTGGAACGACTGGCCCGCGTCGAGTCGTATCTCGTCGCCTTTCGCGTTTGTCGAGCACTCCAGACCGACGAGCTCGCCGCGAACGTGTTTTTCCCATGCTCGCGTTAACGCTTTCGCCCTGGGGCGCGACGTCTCGTCGAGCTCGAGAGGCGCGTCGAGTTTCCAGTACGCGTGAATCCCTCCGGAGTCGCCGTCGGAGTCGACGCAAACCGTCGGAGGCGTCGACATTGCCTCGAGCGCCGCCGCGACGTCCTGGCGTGAACAGTAGCCCGGTTTTCCGCAATCGACGTCGAGGCAAACCGCGACGAGCGATTTCGAATCTCGTTCGGATCCGTGAGAACCAGGGGAGAGGGTCGTCGGCTCGAGCAGGGTCGTCTTGAAAAACTGCGACTCTGTATCTCGGCAAATCGACCGGATGTTCTCGCGGTCGCCAAGTCGAACGCGTCGAAACGGACCCGAAACCGTATCCGCCAGGAGGAGGATTCCGTCGCTTGCTTTACACTCTCCGAACAAAATCTCGAGGATTTCCATTCCGTTTATTCCTTGTATGTTTTCCCTCGGACAATGTTCGATAGGGTCGAAGTCGACATTTCGAACTCACTTGCGAGCGCCGAGAGGGTAGTAGCTTTTTGAGCGACCCGGTCGCGGATTTCTGCGACCTGGTCGAGTGTTAGTTTTCTGCCATGCGTTCGCCCTCGCCTGGTAATTGGGCCGTCCGCGTTTTTCCGAGTCTCGCCTCGGATCATTAGCCTCGCGGTCTCTCGAGCGATTCCGTACTCGTTCGCCAGGTCAATTTGTCGGACTCCGCCCAGAGCGTATCGCGATCGGATTTCCGCGACCTCGTCGCTCGATAGTTTCCTGGTCATCGTCCGTACCTTCGGCGGTCGTCGCGGATCGACCAGACGCAAACCGCGAAACACAAAACGACGGGAGCGAATCCAATCGCCAAGGTTGCGTAATCAAACCAATCGAGAACCATTTTTCAAACCTCGAGCTCGACGCGTTGGGGGATTTCTCCGATCACGGACGCCTCGTCGTCCAGTCGCCAGAACTCGCCGTCCTGGACGAACTCGAGTTCGCGGTCGTCTGCGACCGCTCCGGCTCGGAATAGCTCGACGAGCTCGACCGCTGTTTCCGGGAACGCCGAGACGCTGCGACGAGCAAACCAGGTTCTCGACTTGTTCCTGGCGAACGCTTTATGCTCGGGGAACAGAAAAACCGAGCGATAGATTTTTCGAATCGCGTCCGGCTTGTCCGGATCGTCGCCCAGGTAGGTAACGCGGACGGAAATCGGGTCGCCCTCTTTCCAGCCTCGTTTTCGGTGTAACTTCGCGTCGCGATTAAAAACTCGGATTCGTTGTCGTCGCTCGACCGCGTCGGCCTCGAGGACTGCGCCCGTGTCCGCGTCGTCGATTTTCGTTTCTCGCTCCTGGATTTCGAACTCGACCGGACAGAACCGGCAAACCCTGGCCGACGCTGGGTTCTCCTGGTTGCAACCTGGGCAAATTTTCATCGGAGCGAAACCGTCGCCGTTTTTCTGCAAACTCCGAACGCCGTAGTTTGCCGCGTCGAGGCAACCGTGGCGCGAGAGGTTGCCGCCGAAATCGAGTAGGAGGCAGTCGGTTTTCCCTGGCGACTTCCGAAACCCCCGGCCGCAAATTTGCGCGAACAATCCCGGCGAGGTTGTCGCGCGGAGGACCGCGACCAGGTCAATGTGGGGAGCGTCGAAACCGGTCGTTAAAACGTTCACGTTTACTAAATAACGGAGCTCGCCGGATCGGAATAGCTCGAGGTTTGTTGCCCGTTCGAGCGGCATCGACATTCCCGAAACGACTCTCGCGTCCTCGCCGGAAATTTGCCGGATTAAATGGGCCGTCTGTTCGGCGTTCGAAATGGACGCGGTAAAAATTAGACAATGGTTCCGACCTTCCCGCTCGGCCGTCTCGACAATCTCGCGAACCGCTGCCTCGGTCGCCATTGCGAACCGCGACGCCATTTCCTCGAGAACAAACTCGCCTCGGTTGATCTTGCAACCGTCCATCGAGACGGACGTTTCGGTTTTCGCGTTGCGAACCGGCGCGATTAGTCCCGCCTGGATTAGCTCGGGAATGGTCGTCGTATGGGCGACGTGCGAAAACGGTCGTTCCGGTCCGGCGATTAGTCCGAGTTTCATTCGATAGGGCGTCGCGGTTAACCCGACCAAGCGAGAACCCGCCAGGCGTTGCATATCGCTAATAAATTTCGCGAACATTGTTTCGTCGAGCGGGTTGATTAAATGGCATTCGTCGACAAAAACGACGGCCCGAGCCCCGAACTCTGCCGCCTTTTGGTAAACCGACTGAATCGAACAGAAAACGACGTCCTGGTCGGTATCTCGGCGATTGAGTCCGGCGCAGTTAACCCCGAACTCGGACGTCGGGAACTGCCTCGCGTACGCGGCCGAATTTTGCGAAATCAACTCGGCGTTGTGATGCAAAACGAGAGCTCGTTTTCCGCACTCGATAACCTTTCCGACGGCCTCCGCGATTACCAGGCTTTTTCCCGCTCCGGTCGGTAAAACCAGGGCGGGGTCGCCTTTTGACTTCCGACAGTAATCGTACAAATCTCCGAGCGCCTTTTTTTGGTGCTCGTATGGTTCCAACCTCATAACGAAAACCTCCTCGCTGTTCTCTCGAAACAAAAAACAAGAGACCGCCGAGGAGATGCTCCTCGGGTCGTAAACAACTCAAAACGACGGCAACTCGCCCGGTCTCCGAGTCGTACTAGAATGGCGACGCCTCGACGTTGCCCCAGGACGCGGCTTTCGCGGTTGCCGGTTCCGATGATCCCTGCGCGGCGAAAAACTTTTTGACGCGAGCGGTATCGGGGAAACCCTCTTTAACCTCGACGATCGTTTCGATCGTCAGCGGCTTGTCGCGGAGCTCCTCGTCGCTCTTTATGTTTTCCAGGCCGATAGCTCGGTAAATCGCGGCGAGCTCGTTTCGTCCAATCTGGACGGCTTTCTCGGATTGGTTTAACAGGTTCACGTTGTGGAAAACCTTTCGTCCGGAGTGTTCTCCGTCGATAACGTCGAACGTTAGCGACAACATCGTTCCGTCGTTCCGGTTTCCGCTCTCCTGCGCTTTCCTGGTCAATCGCGTTTCGCTGTCCGAAATCACGACTTGGTAACGACCGGCCGGAACCGGCGTTCGGCTTAGTTGTTCCGGTTCTTCGCTTGCGTAAAAATTCGATAAATCCATCGTTCGTTTCCTCTTTCGTTGGGGTTGTTAAAAAACGTTTCGTTAAATGCGTGGATTGTGCTCGGCGTACTCCGAGAAGTTCCAGAAGTCGAACCGCTCGGGTAAATCGAGGCGACTTTTTGCGACGTGACCTGGTTCCGCCTGGGTAATCGCCTCGACGCCTCCGGCGTTCTTCGCGATCTTGCGTTCGCGGCCGAAATCCTCCTCGACCTTTCGCTGAAAAACTCGGCGGCGAATGAACAGGACCTCGTCAGAAAACTCGACGAGCGACGGAGCGTTTCGTTTCGAGAGTTTCGGGCCGTTCGTATCCCAGGACGTCCCGTCCGGATTCTCGATTCGATGGATTCCGGCGTGGGCAATCACGACGACCTCGAGCCCGCTCGCCCGAACCGCCGAGAGCGTTCGGAGTAGCTCCTCGAATTTCTCCGAGATTGCGACGTCGCGTTTTCCGAATGCGTCCTGTACGCCGAGGGCGATAACCTCGCGACGAAAGAGCGTTTCGGCCGCGTCGGCCGAGTCGATAACGACGGTTTTAAAACCGTGTTCGGAGTCGTGCGCGAGCTCGTTTAAAACGCCCAGGGCGAGTTGTGAATCTGTAATGAGCGGCGTTCGATTTACCTCGAGGTCGTTCGTTCCTGCCTCGTAACTGATAAACAGGGGATTCGGAAACCGACTCGCAAAAGTCGATTTCCCGAGGCCCCCGCCGCCGTAAATGGTTGTGACTCGCGGCGCTGAGACAACGCCCGAAATAATCCCGTTGAGTAAAGACATTTAAACCCTCTAAAGTAGAAAAAAATTAAACAGACGTAGCCAAGTCGAGTTTTCGGCGTTGAATTTCGGACCTGGTCGGAATGTCGCGAGAAACCCACTCGCCCCGCTCGACCAGGACGAGTTCGCCGCTCTCGAAATCCCTCGCCTTGATGTAAAAATCCAGGTCCGCCGGTTTCCCCATTTCGCCGCGAATCCAGTCGGTTTCCTCCCAGACGTTCAACTCGGCGACGAGCGAGACGGGTTCGACCTCGAGACGTGTCTCGGGCGGGACCCATTTAAAAAACGACTTCGCCTTTTTGTGGCGATACTGGACCCAGGAGTCGGGGAGGCCGAGGTTCGACTGAGAAACCGAGAGGAGGAGGTTCGTCGTCTCGCGGAGCGTATCGACCGAATAGCAACCTGGGAGGACGGGTATCTCGGGGAGCGACTCCCGAGGGAACCAGAACCGAACCTCGTCGTAAATGCGGCCCGCGTCGCGTGGCGAAACTCCGACAAAAGTTCGCCCGTCGTAACAGGCCGCGACGGGAAATCGAGCGTCCCGCCTAACTCCATTCGTACAGAAAACGACCTCGCCGATTTCCGGCTGACCGCGATAAATTGAAATCCATTTCGTAGGCATCCGAACCCCTCTCGTTTGCTCACCTAAAAACTCACCAAACGGCGGTTTGAACGCGTGATAAACGAGAGATTCGGTAATTAGGGGGAACCTAAAACGCCGTAAAACGACGCCGTAGCGCGCCGGATCGACTTGTCGGCCTCACTGGAACTGAGACCGCGCGACTTAGATTCCGCCTAATAGAGAAAATCTCGCGGTTTAATCACCGCTCAACTCACCTTGGCAACTATAGAGCGTATAAATCGGCAAAGTCAACAGAGAACTTAAAATCGTTTTGACCTAACTTGTCAAAACAAAAAAACCCGACGCCAGGACGGCGTCGGGGTTCGGAGGATAGGCGAATTGGAAAGCACCCTCATTGGAATTGAGGCGCGGTGTAAACCGTTGCGGGTTCGAGTCCCGTGTCCTCCGCTCAAAACATTTCGGATAAAACCGGCGCTGGTTTGGCGTCGGGGTCGACCGTCTGGTACAGGACGTCCGCGTGGTTCTTGGCGTTCTCTTGGACGTAGAACTCGAGCGTCGTTTTGATGCTGGCGTGTCGCATTAAAACGCGTAGCGTGTCCGGCATTACATGCGGGGACCACCTACAGCCAAACGCCCGCCGCCAGTCATGGGCGGAGGCGTATTTCGTTTTCCCGTCTTTCTCGGATACGACGACTCGAGCCTGTCGACCGCATTGGGAGATACGTTTGCCGACGGTCTTTGCCGAGATCGAGTCGCCTTTGGAAAGGGTCCATTTAAAAACCTGGCCTCGACGTTTCGACGGATTAACGTCGCGGAGTAGCTCCGCGAAATCTGGGGCCATTGGGATAATTCGATTTTGCCTCGCCTTTTCCGCACTGGCCGAAATTGAAATCATCGGTCGTTTCGAGTCGAGGTCGAGAACGTGGTGGTTTCCCTGCGTCGGTTCCCAGGTAAACGTAAACGTTTCGCCGAGCCGGAAACCGGACCGCCAGAGGGCTTCCAGGTTCCAGGCCCAGCGTTCGGCGTATTCCTCGCCGACTACGCTCGGGAGTTGTAGAGCGACCCGCTCCGCTTCCTCTCGAGTAATCGCTCGACCTCTGGCCGGATTCTCCGCTCGTCCGATGGGCGGCGGATCGGGGCGTCGGTCGATAATTCGAACCTGGCGAGCCCATTTGAGCGCGCTCATTAAATGGTTTCGGTACGCGTGGCAAGTCGCGACGCTCTTTCCCTCTTTCCGGAGTCGGAGAGCAAATAACGAGAAAACGGACTCGTCGAGGTCGCCGACCCATTCGAGACCTGGGCAAAGGTCGTCGAGTCGGTTCCTTGCTGTTTCGAACGCCTGGCGGGTTTTCCACGGGCCAAAATCGAGTTTTTCCGCGATATAGCGTTCGCAGAACTCTTGCCATCCGTTTAGCTCGCGGTGCTCTTGGTGTAGCGCCGCCTCGATATTGTCATCGACGACGCGCAAAAGCTCGAGGGCCTCGCGCTCGGCTTTTGCTCGCGTTGTCGATGATGTCTTACGCTCGCCGATTTTCCCGTCTTTTCGAGTAAATCGGACGGTGTAGCTACCTTGCTGTTTTCTGCGAATTAGCTTCCATGCGGAGATATGTTCGAACATTTAGCCGACCTTTCCAGCGCCTCGCGGAACTGACGTCCCGAGACCAGTTTCCTATTTCCTGATGAAAAAATAGGACAGCTAATTTGTCGCAAAAACCGCTCAACCGACCGCTTTTGTTTGTAACCGAGGTTACTTGCTAGCGCCTCGAGCGTGTAAGATTTAGAATCGTCGATAGTTCCCATCGTTCCGCCTTTTTGGGGCGCCCAGGACAATAATCGAACTCGGCAATCTTGCATCATTCTAGCCACCCTATTGGTTAGAGTATGTGAGTGACTGGGTCGGGGACTGATACTCTCCGGCCCGGTCTGCCGCTTTTAACTATAGCGGCTTTTGTTCTGCCTAGTGTCTATCAGTGCGTGACAACTGCGGTCAAAACCCGACTTTTTTTTGCGTTGTCTTGTCGAAAACTTGCAATCCTACGCGTTTGGGTAAAACGATCGCGAATTTGGGAACGCTTTTTGTACGATATTTGCGGGGTTTTTTTCAGAGTCCGCGTTTTTTCGTTTCCGAATGCTTCCGTCGAAAAAATATTCCGTCGACGAGCGGGTCGACGCCTGGAACGAGTGGCAGAGAAAATGTTTCTACTGCGACGCGCCGCTCTCTCGCCCTGGTACTTACGCCGGACGGAAAACGCAATTTGACCACCTGATCCCGGCGTCGCAGGGCGGCTCGGACGAACTCGAGAATTTGCGGCCCTGCTGTCGTCGCTGTAACGCGGATAAATCGACGACGTCGCTCGAGTTGTTTGTCGAGCGAAAACTCGCGAGCGTTCGACGCCAGGAGGCGCGTCTCGTTCAACTTCGCGAGGTGATACAAAAACTCGAGCTCGAGGAATCGAACCTCGAAACATAAATCGCGAGAGCGATAGCCAGAGCAAAACAGAACTCGAGTCAATCGGTTAAATGTTTCCTTGCGACTTTACACGCCTGGCGGATACATAGCGATACCCAAACACGGAGCGCGGAATCGGGGATCGTCTGAAACGCTTTTCGGAGGTGTTTTTTTTGGCCGAGAAAATACTCGACCCACTCGTCGAGCTCCGCCTCGACCTTGTCGGGTCCGTCGCGGTTCATTTGGCCGCGTTTGCTTTTACACGAACAGCCTTTCCGGTCCGCGACGATCCATTCGGGGATGCGCGACGCGACGAGGTCTCCGACTCCGTTTCTCATATCGTGCAATCCGTTACGGTAATATCACATTCGTCCCAGGTTCCCGACGGAGTGTTCGGGTCCGGTTGATCCGGAACAATACAACCGCCGGTCAGACCGTACGTTCCACCGCATCCGGTTACCTGGCCCGCGCCGAGTACGGTCGGTAGCGTGACGCCGTCAAACGTTGCGGGTTGCCAACTCAATTCGAGCTCGAGCATCATTGGTTGGGTGCAGTTATTCGGCTGGACGATACAAACCTGGGCCGTCGCGGTAACGGGGTTTACGTTCGGGTCGTCGCTCTCGAGCACGACCTCGAGTTCGGCGCAACAGTCCTCGATCGCTGTCCACTGTTGAGTCGAAATGTCAGCGTGGCCGGCTTGCCCAGAGCCAGTTTGCTGTCCGCTCCAGCTTAACCCGTCCAAGTTGAACGCCGCGCCGCCGTTGGTGCATTCGCTACACTCGACGAGGCAATCCGGCGGATCGGGGCATTCGGAACCGTCGCCGAGGTACTGGCCCCCGCGATTTGTGCAGTCCTCTTGCGTTTGGTCGGGCGTATACGTTCCGTCGTATTCGCGGCAACATCCCGTCTCGTCGTCGCAACAAATCTCGACTGGCTTTATGCCGCCTGGGTCGAACGCGCAAACGTACACGGTGTTATAGTCAAAATGTAACTGATCGCCGACGCGAGTTACGTTGTAAATGTTGTCGACCGGCAATAGAGCAGGCGAGGTCGATTCGAATTCGTAATCCGATTCGCAATCTTTACCGTCGCCAAACACAAACCACGGTTTCGAAACTTTGAAATTCAAATCGCAACCGCTGAACGCGAGAATTTCGTCCTCCTCTGCTGTCGGTTGTCCGACCATTTCGAACGAGGTTCCGGTTCCGTACATGGCGGACCGCGTCGCGAACACTTTGTACGTTTGGTCGTTCATGTCCCAAAACGCGAACCCTTTTTCGCCTTCTTTTAAACACGTTTGTTCAAAACCCGGGAGCGTTTCAATGTGCTTGCTGACCTCATCAGGCGCGATGAAATAAAACTCCGGATCGTCGCCCTCGTAATAATGATCGTATTCCCACTCGTCGTGGTCGGGATCGGTTGGGTCGAGCCCTCGCCAAGAACACTTTATATATCTCGCGATCGGCGAATGTACTTCCTCGATTTGCCATCGGTCCGACTCCGGATTTTGCGTCGTGTACGGTGTATCGACGTTGCAACCGTCAAGGATGCGTTGTTTTTTTGGCGCCGCTTGGATACTTACCAATGAACCGTTAATCGCAGAAAAATGCCCGTCGTTGTCAGCTTCGATTTTGTAGTTGTATGGAATGGTTCCGTCGAAATTGTTTTCGATCGCCGTGTCGTAATCGACGTTGGGCCATCGCGACAAGAAACTCTCATGGTCGTTGAAATAAAGCGTGACCTTTCCCTCTCCGATCTCGCCCGTCGGCTGCGAATGCGTCGAGTCGTTTATATAAACCGAAACAAGCATTTTGTTGAGTGTCTGCGAACACTGTTCGACTTCCCACCTTACTTCCGGCGCTATGTCGCTATCGTCGCAATTTTTCCCCGCATTAAAGGAGCCGTTCGACGCGGTACAGTTGGCCGCTGTAAAACCATCCGAGCAACTGCCCTCGATCGTACACGAGCCCAAAATTTCCGTCGTTTCGACCGCGAAACCGATTGAACCGCCGCATGGAAAAACGGTCGACGGGACAACAGAGACGTCATTCGCTCCGATTGCTTTTGCGAACTGTTTTTGTGTGTCGCAAACCGTTACCGTATCGCCTGGCGAAACGTTGGTCGTTCCGTAGGTGTTCAAAACCAGAGCGTTTGCGGTCCCCGTGTCGTTAAAACCGTCGAGTAGTCGAAAACGAACTCGCGGGTTGTCGACGCCCCCTCCTCCGCCCTGGCAAATTTCGACGAGGTGAAAATCGCCCTGCGCAAATATGCAGTAACCGACGGTCCCGGTCGGTAACGCGCCGCAACTTAGCATCTTTACATAAACCGACGTCGCGAACTCCTCGTCGAGAAGCGTTAGCAGCTTCGCCGCCGCAGTCGGTCCGCTGGTGTAGGTTTGCGTTAGCTCAAACTTCCAGACTTGTTGCACGTCGGACATCACCGCGACCGCGTAGTCGTCCGAAACGACGGTCGCGATCTTATAACCGCTCGTCGATTTTTTCATGTAGGTCGGATCGACCGGATCGGGAAAACAATAATTTCCGACGGGTTGCTCCGTCTCCTCCCTAAATCGAACGACGGCTCCGCCAGCGTAAACACAAGGCCCGATCTCGTCGCTCTCGATCGGCTGCCGAGGAACGAGGAGCATGTGGCAAGTATCCGGCCACGTCGGTAACGCGAGCTCGACGATGTCGCCGTCCCCAATGTCGAAAACTGCGTCCGGGTCCCCGTAGAAATCGCCGAGACCGCGGACCTCGCCGAGCGCGACGTCCGCGATTGCCTTCCCGAATACAATGTCCTGGTGAAGGGTTCCGACGGTCGTTCCGGTTCCGTGTTCGTTCTCAGACAGTCGATCGACGATGCGATTCCAGCGTTTCGCGGAGAGTTTGTCGCCGCGTTTTACTTTTAGATTGTCGTTAGTTCCCGACGTCGTCACTTTTTAAACTCCGATAAACAAACCACTAAACGCGGCGAACTCGTAAATGTCAGAGACGTACGCGCCTCGGGCGATGGTCTTTTTTAGCTTGGTCGTCGTGTCTTGCTTCTGGGCAAAATCGAACCAGATATATTGCCAGCCGAGTTTGTTAATTGATGAAATCGAACCGATCGTTTGGTTAGTAATGTTTACCGATGCTTCGAACGCAAAATCGAGAACGGGATTTTCGTCGGTAATAATGTCGCCGGTCGCTCCTAGGAACAATAGCTCGCCGCGTGCAAAACCTAAAAACGCTTCGTCGTTTACCTTCCCAGTAAATCCGGCGATCACCTTCGCGTAGGCTAGTGCGGAATTAAAATTCGCTTTCTTAATGGTTGCTCGAATGTTAAGTTTCAAACTCGGGATAATTTTTTCGACGCCCTGCGGGTTGCCCTGAGCGTCAACGTTGATCGAGGTTCCGTAGTCGATCGCGGTAAAGTTCGTCGCGTTGAACTTCGTTTGCGCGAACGCCTCCTGAACGTTTACCGTCGCGCCTGTTGTGTCGATCGAGACGACAAACTCGCCGGGCTCGGGCGTGAAGTCGTAAGCGGCCGTAAACTCCCAGGCGTCGGGACCTCCTTCCGGGTAAAGCGCCCAGGATAGAGTTTTCATCGCGAGGCCGTCGTACGCTAACAAACTCAAATTTGTAGCGTACAAAAGCAAAACCGCTCGACACGCGAGCGGGTCGGAACTCCCGCGAACGAGAAAACGCCGGTTTCCCGTTGCGTTGTCCTCCGACTGAGAACCGTCGCGGCCGGATAGCTCGCGAATCGAAATCCCGGTCGCTGGGTCGATCAAAATATCGGGCGTTGGTGGGTTGTTCATCTTTGGGGCCTGTTATGCGTTGAATGTCGACGGATCGGGGAACCGAGTATTTTTCGCAATGTCCGCCGTATGTTTTGCCGTGTCTTTGTTCGCCTTTAACATTTTGTCCTGGTAGCTTCCGGCTCCCATCGACATGGCCGCGAACGCCGAGAATGTGCCGCGTGTACTTGTCCCGCCTGCTGCCGCGAGCTCGCCCGTCGGTCCTGTTAAATCGAGACTTCCGAGAGACGACATTTGCTGCCGGTTCGCGTAAGCGTCCTGTTGTTCTTTGTTGCGTCGTTCGTTGTCTAGCCTGTCTTGGCGTTCCTTCGCCCTTTGTTCGCCGCGTCGCGTTAGTTCCGTGCGACGTTGCTCTCGATCTTTTTTCCGTTGCTCTACGTCGTCCTGGTTAATCGAAACGCTCGAGATAGCGCCCGCGACCGATTTAATCGCCGAGTTCACGTCGTCCATGATGTTTATTTCGACGAGACCGCCGCTCGCCTCACCGACTCCGATTTGCATGACCAGGGCGAGAGCCCGAACGACTCCGATCGTCCGCTTTACAAACTTGTCTATCGCTTGGCTCATCGAAAGCAGAGTATTGTCCCAGGTCGACATCATGCCCTCGCCGAGCTCGAGCCAAATTAGCTCGAGTGCTTGCGACGTTATGTCGAGCGCTTGCTCGAGGTTGCCTGCTTTGAGCTCGTCCATGATCGAGCCGAAATTGTCGGAAAACACTTTCGAGAGAGTTTGAAACGCTCGGCCCAGGAACGCGGTCGCCTTTTCGATAAACCCGAAATAGTGCGCCGCCGCTGCCGCCGCTGCGACCATTCCGCCGATTAGTAATCCGGCCGGAGAGAGAACGAGACCGACGATTGATCCGAGGGCAGTTATAGCCATACCGATTCCAATGATCGCGACGCCTGCGACCGAGAGGGCAGTTCCCAGGCCGACGACCGCCGCCGCTGCCGCCGCAATCCCTGCGACGAGACCTCGGTTCTCTTTCACAAAATCGACGGCGCTTTTTGCTATTTCGGCGAAGTGCGTCGCGGCTTCCGCGAGGATTGGGGCGAGCGCCGCACCGATTTGGTTTTTTAACCCTGTCGCGACGCTCGAAACTCGATTCATCGCGTCACCGAACGCCGCCGCTGCGTTTGCGTCCTCTGTCGACATCGTGCGACCGAGCTCGCCCGCCTCGTTCATCAGTGCGCGTATCCCGTCGCCGCCCTCGTCCATTAACGGTTTGAGTTGTTTGAATGAGTCGCCGAGGATTTCGAAACCCATCTGGTTCGCGAACGCTTCGTCCTCGACGTTCCCGAGCACGTCGGCGAGTCGCAAAAATTGCTCGTCCGCGCTTAGGCTGTTGAGCTCTTGCATGTCGATACCGAGGAGCTTTAACGCTCGAGCGGCCGGACCCATTCCGGTTTGCGCCGCGTTTGCGATTCGTCGGCTTGTTCGAAACATCGCGTCGCCCACTGCGTCGATGCTCGTTCCGCTTTGCTCGGCCGCGAATGCCATCGCGGAAAGGCTTTCGACGCTGGCTCCGGTTCGGAGGCTCATTTTGTGCAGTTTGTCGCCCGCCGAGGCGAACGAGTTTGTCGCCGCCAAGAGAGGTGTTAAAACGGCTGCGCCCGCTCCGGCGACGCCCGCTCCGGCGACGGTCACTCGCTTTCCCATCGCGCTAACTTTGTCGCCCGCTTTTTTTAGTCCTCGCTCGAGCGACTCGGCATTGAGGCCGAGCGTAACGTATGCTTTTCCCGCCTCGGTTCCTTTTGTCATTCCCAGGTCCCCTTAAATGCTGCGGAGATTTTTCCGTCTTTTGCCAGGTGCTCCATTGCTGGAACCATAAACGGTCGTTTTTGTACGTTTACCGTCCGAGTTCGCGTTTTGTATCGCCTATCCTTTACTCGTCGATAGTTTTTTCTTGTGACGCGATGCCAGCCGCGAGGCCCTTGGTATTGCTTAATTGACATTCGAGAACCGAACTCGATCGCGTTCGGCATCGTAACAGCGTTTTTCACTCCGAAACTTGGCGATCGTAAAACCGGACCAACTATTCCGCTTTGATCTTTGTAGTCGTACTCATACGCAATCGTTCGCAAACCCTCGGGTTCATGTGCGAACGGTCGTTCGCCGGGGCGGGATTTTTTTATCGGTCCGCCTCGTTTTCTCCCGTATGCTTTGCGGATTTCGTTTTGACGAGCTCGCTTTCGAATAAGTCCGAGCGAATCGCGAATCCCTTTGTTTGCCGCTCGGCGGTTCGCTCGCTCAATGTTTTTTAGCCCCCATTTAATGCGGGAGATTTTTTTCGTTATTACGCTCACCTATTAACCTCCTGTATTCCGCCTCGGGATCGTCGAGTTTCGGGTTTGTTTTTCTGTACGGGTTTAGCTGGCCTGGCGTCACTGGTTGTTTAGTGAAACAGGACATAACGTGCGCGGAAATGTGCGTCGTATGGTCCCAAATTTCGATTCGTCGGATTCGGCAAACCTCCTCGAGCTCGGAGAGCGTGAGGTCGTGCCAGTCGAGGCCGACGGTCGAAGCTGCCGCCAAGATTGCTACCCATTGAGCGTTTGCGCGAGCATCTTGTCGAAATCTATCTCCTCGAATTTCTGCCTCTCGTTCTGTGTCCCATCGCGAAACGCTTTCGATAGCTTCCCGAGTTTCGTTTGTCCGAGCTCCGCGTAAAAAAAAACCAGTTCGTCGAGGAACGCGTCGCTCGCTTTGTCTGCGATACCTAGTCCGGTCAACAAACGGTCGAACGCGTCGATCGAAACCCCCCGCTCGCTCGCCTGGTCCGCGACCAGGTAGAAAACGTAGGTTAGTCGGTCGAGTAGGCTCGACATGAGCGTTTGCCAATCGCTCTCGTTAAATAGGTCGAGTGACAATTTCCCTCGAATCGCCCGAGCTCTCCCGAGTGTTAGCTCGAGAGTCCACTCGTTGCCCTGGTTATCCGTGAACGTCTGCGGCATGTTTTGCGCTCCTGGTTAGGTGTTGGAATCTCGAGAGCGTACGAAAACGCTCGGAAATTTTCCAATCGATCAGAAGTGCGTTACGGCGTCGGAGCGGGATAGGGTTCTTTTTCGATCTGAACGCCGCTTGCGTCGTACGCGTCCGCGAGACTGAACGGAACGCTTGCGACGACCGGGTCGCCGCCGTTTGCGGTCTCGGCGAACTGGCCGAATATGCAAGGCGCCGTCCACCCTTTCGCGTCCGGATTTACGTTCCCTTGGTCGTCAAGTCGAGGCGCGTTTATGTGCATCAGTTCGATGATATTGCCCTCCTCGCTCGCGTTCTTAATATAGGCGTATACCGTATCGGTGGCGCGACTGCGGACGTACTCGAGCGAGCCGTTGAACCCTTTATAACCTGGAATTTGCGACGTGTTTTCGCTTCCGTGAAATTCGACGTCGGCGAGCGCCGGGCCATCGTTTACGGAAATGTTCCTCGCTCGCGGTATTTCCACCCAGTTCGGCGCCGCGTGCGAAGCGCTATTGTAATAAAGGTGCGTTTCCTTGCCGGAGTACGCTCCGCGTACCAGATCAGATGCCATGATTATACCTCGTCGCAGTAGTCGAAAAATGTGATTGTGAGTTGAGAAAACCAGATCCCGTTTTCGAAGTAGCTCGCGACCTCGAGAGCGGTTTCCTGGGTAATGTTCGTAAACCGATGCCCGGCGAGCTCGGTCTCAGCGGTCGTTGTCGGCGGGGTCCAAATTCCGAGGATCGTTTCGACTATTCCGTCGAGCTCGTCGTTTGCCTCGAGCTCGGCCGCTCTGTAATCGTTTTTTGCGTCGAGTGGGAAACCGGTCGCCTGGGGAGCTTTCGCCATGATCGAGACGCCAATGTCGACCGTTCGTTCCGCTGGTCCCATTTCGACGGTTATCGCTCGAGAGTCAACGCGAACGGAAACGAGCGTCGAGTCGAGGTCGTCGATCCCGTAGTTGGGAACGACGCTCGCTTCGACGTTAACGCTCGGAACGGCGCTCGCAATGAGAGCCGCGACCGCGTCGCGTAAATCGCTCGCCCTGGACAATGCGTTAACCTTTGCTCGTGTGGATTCTGTAGAACGTCTTAAAACCGTCGGACCACGACCAAAACGCGCCGTTATTTGTCTGTACCAGGTAATACGTTTCGCCCTGGTACTCGATCGCGTCGCCGCGACTCGGCTCGGCCAGGTTGTCTCCGATTTTTAGCGCTAATGGGTCGACGATAAAATCGACCGACTTTAGAGACTGGTAAACGTCGCCGTTTGCTTGCTCCTGCCAGTCGGTCGACCCGATCGTCGCTTTTAGAGTTACGCGAATGCTCCCACGGACGAAAACGACATCGACTCCGGCCGAATCCATCAGCCGGAGGTTATGCGTTTTCAATCCGTCGACAAACATTCCCATAATCGGAACCTTTAAATCCTGGTGATTAGGTCAGGGCGGTTTCGCTGTTGCCGACCGCATCGGTAACGACGATCGGAACGCCGAACGCGCTTTGTGGGAAGTCTGCGGGAGCTCCGGTCGGATTCGTTGCCGTTCGGCTCGACTGGAGTTGCTGCAAACTGCGACGGTTCATTACCAGGTGAGTGGCGGGTCGGGCCGCTGGAAACTTGGACAGAGCGTCGGAGATTTTGTCGTCCGTTAACCCGTTGGCGCTGGCGTCCAGGTTCGCGATTCGACCGATTGAGTAAATCGAGCCGACTTGCAGGCCGAGGTATGCCTGGACCGGAGTTACATAAGCGTTGAACATTCCGGAGGAACTGCCGGCCATCATTTGCTCGTAACTTGCTCCGACGGAAATGTTCCCGTCGTTTCCGGTAATCAGCGTGACGTCGGTTAAAGCGTCGACGCTGCGAATGAGATACACGCTCGACAACGCGGTCGAACCGCCGCCGTCAACGACCATTCCATCGGCGAGGGCGTCAATCGTTGAGGCGTCAGCAAGTCCCGTAAAACCGTCCGCGTCTGCGCCGGTCCCGTAAATCAACTGTTCCTCGGCTTTGAAAAATCCAGCTTGTAACGCTCGCTGGCTTTCCCTGGCGATCCAGGCTTCCTTTCCGTATCGGTACTCGTCCGCGAACGCCGAGTCGACGTGAAAAGAACAGTCCAAGAGAGCCAGGTCGACGGTTACTTTTGTGTCGTTGCTGTGTCCGTGGTCGCGGCCGTCGTTGATCGCGCGGAAACCGACCACTGGGGCGCTGGTTTCTTTCAGATATTTGTGCTGAGTTCCGTTGCTCGAGAACTCCGAAACGAGAGTCTGCAACAGCGGGGCGTCCTGCAACAAATCGGAAATTCCGTCGATGTCTGCGACGTTCTGGTCGTTGATCTTCAGCAACTCGGAGAGTGGGGCGGGGTTGTGTGCCATTGGTTCGTACCTTTAGAAAAAACTCGGGTTGTTGGTTGGTTGGTTGGTTGGGTCGTTAGTTGTTTGAGACGTCGCCGCGAACGGAAAACAAACTCTCGAACTTGGTTTTTTCGGTCTCGCTCTCGCTCGGAACGTCGACCGGATCGGATTCGCCGAGAGATACCGACTCGAGTTTTTGCTCGAGCTCCGCAATCCTGGCGTTTTTGTCGTCGATTTCTTTTCCGAGCTCGACGCAATGTTTCTCGAGAGCTTCGCCGAACGTTAGGCCCTGGTTGAACCATTCGACGCCGTTAACGTTGCCGAACGTTTCGGAGAACTGCGCGAGTTCTGCCAGGATTGTTTCGCGAGAGGATTCTGAGGAAATTTCCTCGATAGGTTGCTCGTCGTTTTTGTCGTCCATGCTTGGCGACTCCTCGGGTTTGATGTGAAAAACTGAAATTTGGTTTTCGTTTGTCCATCGCTGGAAAAACTCTCGCGCTCGCCCTGGTTCGATTCCCAAGAGAGCGCCTGGCTTGTCGTCGCAAATCCCGCTCGCGTAGTTAAGAAACGCGAACGCCTCGGCGGGGAGGTCCTGGCGGTAAAACATGCCAGTCGGGTTCGCTGCTGGTTCGTCGACAACGTCAGCCGCGCGTAGTTTCAAAACGCGAGCATGAGGAAGGCCGTCGACGTTCATTTCGTCGGGAGAGGTGAAAACGCCGTCGTCGTCCGTGTTGTAGTCGGTAAACATTTCGGTCGCGTCAAAATCTTGTTCGAACACGATCGAGAGTCCGGCGGCGCTGGCGTCCTCCTCGGTTAATAACATGACGTACTCCGCGAGGTCGCCGTCGGGGGTTTGCCGAGAGCTCTCCGAGAAATGCAAGTCGCCGAGAACTTGCTCGCCCTCGACGCGAAAGTCGGTTACGCGTCCGAGCATTTTCCCGAGGCCGTCCGAGCTCATGCCAGGGTGAGTGAAACGCGCCTTGATCCCGTTTTCCGCTTCGCTGCCGAGCTCCGCGACCTGGTCTAACATCGTCGAGTCGATCCAGACGCCGTGGCCGAGCGCCTCGCCGCGAGTGATAACCGCGACGTCCCGAATAATCCCGCTCTCGTATCGTCCGCCCTCGCGGTCGATCTTCGGTTCCTTCTCGTTGTCCGCCCTGGCGAACCTAGTCGAGTCGGGCCGAACTTTGTTTTCTGTTTTCGCTGGTCGCGTTGCTGTTACGCTCATTCTTCGACCTCGTCGCTCTCTTGGTTAGATTGGTCCGGAACGACCGGCTCGCTCGTCGAGCTCCCGGCCTGCCAGAGTGGGTTTACGCCCTGGCTTTCGGCAAACTCTGCCGCCTTTGCGATTTCTTCGATGTTGGTGTAATAGTCGGTCCCAGTCGCGCGGCAAATTCGCTGCGGAGTGTCGAGTCCGTTTTGAATCGCCATGACGGAGCCCGCTATTTCTTTCGCTGGGTCCCACCAGGGCATCCCGCGCGGAATCCAGTCGAACCGAATGTCGGAAACTCGCATCGACTCGGGGAGAATCAGGCGACCGTCGAGAACCCATGAATTAAGTTTCCAGCGGGTATAGTTCGACCGCATTTCGATTTGGTCGCTTCGCTTGTCTTTACAACTTCGCTCGTAGTGAAGGAACGACGCTCGCGAACCAAAAAAATTCGAGTGCGAGGAATCGAAAAACGACATTGGCAAGTCGAGCGACGTTAACGCGAGTTGCGTTACCAACTGGGTAAACTGCTGGAACTCGCCCGAGGGGGTTTTCGACTCGATAACCTCCATTTTCTCGCCGGGTTCCATATCGACATACCGAGTATCGGATTTTACGAACGCCTGAAACCCTCGAGGCGCTGCGACATGATCGAAATCGGTATCTCGCTCGCCGGATCCGTCGACGACGTCGTCGATTGCGAGAGGTGCCTCCTCGCTGTCCCGATAAAACGCGAGCGCGAATAGTTGCGAGACTTTGGATTTCAGCAGTGCGTAGCTTACGTTCTCATAGACATCCTGAAGGCTGCCCAGGGCCGAGACCATCGGCGAGATTCCTCTAACCTGGTCTTGCGCGTACCGATCGAAAAACCCGTAATGGATCGCGTTCCTAGCTTGGATATTTCGGACAAAATGTTTTCCGGTTAACCCGTCGCGAGTCCAAACGCCGAACCCGAGCTCGCGGCCGAAACCCGAGATCCGGATTCCGTTAACCCATTGGTCCGAGGATTCGCCAGGAGGATTTCGGAGGAGGTCGGCTTGGATACCCTGGATTCGTCCGTCTCGCATTTTTACCAGGAGCGTATCGCCGTCGAGAACGCGACGCATTTCGGCGAGGCGAAACATTTTCTCGCGTGAGAATTTCCCCGCGACGTCGAACCGCTCTCGCGTCGAGTCCTCGGCCATGAGGGTTTCGATTTGATCGTCGAGCGACTTTTCGCCCGTGGCCGATTTAAAACTAAACTGAGCGACGTAGTCGAGATGCCGTCGAACCATCCAACCGGCGAGCGAGAGATTCCGCGTAAGGTCGCTCGCGGTCGACTGCAATCGGTCGCGTTTTGCTCCGCTCGCGTAATAATCCTCGCGGTAAATCGAGCTCGGCGATTGCTTGCGTTTGCCCTGGCCGTCGAGGACGTCGTATCCGAGCGACGTCGTTTTCCCGCGACCGAGTAGTTTGTCGAGAATACTCATCCCAGGTAAATACTCGCGGAGGTCGGTCGTCGTTTTCGATACTGGTCCGACATCGAAATAAGTCGGTCGCGCTCCTGGCGTAGCTCGGCGATCGAAATCGAGACGGTCGTTCCGTCAACGCTTGTCGTCGTTACTCCGCTCTCGATTTTTGCGTCGAGCGCTTGGATTTTCGTTTGGAGTTCTTTCGCGGTGTACATGCCGAACGTTCTAACGTGGTCGCGTCCGGCTTTCTAACGGTTGTTCTCCGCGTGGCGGAGTTATCTTGCGGAGCGTAAAAAAAACGCTCGACGCGGTGTTGTCCGCAACGCTTGCAAGACGTCCGCCGGAGTTGGACCCGTCCGTAACAAACGCCGTTGATAATCACGTCCGTTAGCTCGACGGTGTTGTGATATTTCGTCCGCTTGTCGCTTCCGCACTTCGGACAAACGACCGCCTCGACGTCTACTTTCATGTACTTTTCGGCCATGTTTAAAACCCTACGAAATTTCGGTTTGTTCTTTTGTTTCGACGCTTGGTTTTCTTTTGCTGGCGATCCTCCGACGGATCGGGCTCAAACTCGAACCCGATACCCTCGACGTTTGCCAAGACGCAATTCCCGACGAGGCAATCCCAAAAGTCGTTATCTCGCGAGTTGAAATCCTGACGCCAAACGACGACGGAGTTTCCGACTTTGCCGACCTCGCGAATCGGCGTCTCGGCGACCAGGTGTTCGGCGAGCATCCGATGTCGAGCCGGGGGAGTTTCGAAAAACAGGATCGAAGAGTTGCTGCCCGGTAACGCTTCGAGTTTCTCGGCCGTTTTGGTTTTCCACCAATTCGTATCGACGATAATTTCGCGAACGCCGCGAGTGTTTTTCGGCGGCGGCTGTAGCCGGAGATGTAACCCGAGGCGATCGCCTTTTTTTGGTTGCCAGGAATCCCACTGCCGCGAATCTTTGCCGACGAACTGCCCGAACTGGGGATGTATTCGCCCGATGTAATTCGACTCCCTACAGAACCGGCGAACGGTTCGCGTATGGGCTCCGCTCCTGGCGTCGATCGCGACTCGGTCCATCGCCATAACTGCGCCGTCGAGTCGTCTGTACTTTCGTTTAAAAACGAGCGACGTTAACGCGGCTAGTCCCTGGTAAATCGCTTCGGAAATGTCGTCCGTTCGAAAACGTTTTTGTAATGTTTTCTCGATTTGCTGTTTCGAAAAATAGATTCGCCGCTGATCGGGGAACGTCCCGTAGTCGATAACGTGGCCGCGACCGGTGAGCTCCCAGGCGACGGACATATAAAACAAAACGTTATTCTGTACGTCAATAAAGGTCGTAAGTTTTTCGCAGTATTCGGGAACGACCAGGCGTTTAACTCCGTTCGTTTTTTGTAACAACGTTTCGACGTTGAGGTTAAACGGTAAATCGGAACGAGCGGAGAGCGGTTCGTTCTGATACTCGGCCGCGAATGCTGCCTCGTCGCGGAATCGTAAATGGTAGGCGTGTTGCAACGCCGAGACCTCGTCGGGGTTTTTCCGATGTTCCCAGGCGACCGAGCTCCCGGCGTGTAGCTCGTCGAAATTGTCCTGGACAAACTGACCAGGAGCGAGACCGTCGTTCCCCTCGCGTAAATCGCTTTCGTATAACTCGCGGTATTTATCCCAGAGTTCGCGGCCGCGTTCGTTGGGCCAAGCGTAAACCATCGAGCATTTTTCGCCGCGCCAAACCGGAGACAGTTTTCGATTTAGAAGTCGGTCCGCCAAGTCGTTTTGATATACGACGGTCATCGCGCAGATTGCCGAGATTGTTTTACCTGGTCCGCTCATGCCCAGGACGTCGCCCAACATAATCTCGTAACGCTTATTACACTGGCTCGGGCTCGCGGCGCTTTCGCTGGTTTGCGGGTCGTCGATCAAAACCAAATCCGGACGGAGGATCGTTCCGTCGGACGTCGCAATTTGTTGTCCGCGAATGTTCCCCGTAATCCCGCAACAATTCAGAACCGAACCGGACGTCGTCACGCCTGGAACGTTCCCGAACGAGATTCGATCGGCGAGCCATTGAACGTTAGTTTTCCGAGACTCGAACCGTTGTCCCTGGCTCCGTCGCGATTCCCCGTCGAGACTCTTTAACGCGTGTAACTCGCGAGCGTAGAGTTTCGCCAGGATAGGGTTCGACGAGATTTCGATTTTAATGTTCTCGAGGAGACTCGTCGCGGCGTTTTCCGTTGCTGCCACGACGACACAAAACCGCCGGAGTCCCGTTAACAGCGACCACAACGCGGCCCTGGTTACGATTGTCGTTTTCCCCGAGCCTCGAGGCATCGCGAGCGCCTTTAGCTGTCCGGCCTTGCAGGTGTTCTCGATTTCCGAAATCAGTCGGAGGTGATCGGGCGAAAACGGAATCGGAAAGGCGTTCGGGTAACAGTGCGAAAGATGATCCAAGAGCGACGCGTCGAGTTTTTTTCGGAGGCGTTTATCTGACGCCGAGAGTTCGTCGGGTAGCGGTGCGATGTCTTGGAGTGCGAGGCGTTGTTTCTGGGCGTACCTAACTCGAGCCGCCGTCCCCGCGTCGACGTTTCGTTTTCGTTGGTGCTTTAGCTCGCCGTTTTTTGGTTGCTCGCTTTTTGGTTTCGCCTTTAGTTGCGCTCGAATCTGCTTTCGTTCCTGGGGCGGGTAACTCGCGAGGAGTTTTCGTAATTCCGAGCTCGAGAGCTCGCGTAAGAAACTTATTTCCGTTTCCGTCAGCGTCGAGGTTGCGTCGGTGCTCATCGGTTTGGTTCTGTTTCTCCGCTGCGATTAAAACGCGAATCGCCTCCGAGACCTCGCTCGGTTTGGATTCGGGGTCGCCGATAATTTGCGCGAGCCTCGCCACCGCGAGACGTCGAACGCCGTCGGATATTTCCCATCGGTTGGCGTCGACCTGGTTCGACCAGGACGTCGGTTCCGAAATATTGCCTGGTGCGTTGTGGTCGTCGCTCATGGTTTTGAGAGCGTAAACGAACTGCGGTTAAAAAATCAAATCGACGGAAAAAAACCCACCCTTGCGGAATCCAAAATGATGAAAACCTTGAT